GTGGTACAGGGTCTGCTACGGCCTCTGGTGCTAGGACTAACTTAGGTCTTGGCACTGCTGCTACCACTTCTGCCTCAGATTACGCTACAGCTGCTCAAGGCGCTAAAGCTGACACAGCTATTCAGTCTGCTGATTTAGCTACAGTTGCTACATCAGGTGACTACGACGACCTAAGCAACAAGCCTACAGTGCCTACTAACTTGGATAGCTTGACTGATGTAGTCATCACAAGTGCAACCAACGGTCAGAGTCTCCAGTACAACGGCACTAACTGGGTTAACTCTAACGCTGGTTCAGGTACAGTTACCTCAGTGGATATGTCTGTCCCAACAGGCTTGGCTGTCTCTGGTAACCCTGTAACTACTTCAGGTACTCTTGCTGTAACCTACGCCACTGGTTATGCTATCCCAACTACAGCTAAACAAACTGAGTGGGACACAGCTTATACAGACAGACTCAAGTGGGACGGTGGAAGTACAGGTTTAAACGCTGCTACAGGCCGTACAAGCCTTGGTTTAGGTACAGCGGCTACTACAGCAGCTACTGACTACGCTACAGCTGCTCAAGGAGCTAAGGCAGATACTGCCCTACAGTCTTACACTGAGACTGATCCTGTCTACGTAGCTTCTAGTTGGTACGGGACAACTAATAACTCTACCAACTGGAATACTGCTTACACTGATAGATTGAAGTGGGACGGTGGTGCAACTGGTTTGACAGCCTCCACAGGTAGAACTAGCTTAGGCGCTACTACAGTTGGCGGTAACTTATTCACGCTGACCAACCCTTCAGCAGTTACTTTTGTACGTCTCAACGCTGATAACACTGTAAGTGCTCTTAGTGCCTCAGATTTCAGGACTGCTATTGGTGCAGGTACTTCAAGCACTACAGGTACTGTCACTAGCGTGGGAATGTCCGTACCTACAGGTTTGTCTGTATCAGGTAGTCCAGTTACTAGCTCAGGGACTTTAGCAGTTACCTTTACAGCTGGTTACTCAATCCCTACAACTACAAGCCAAACTAATTGGGATACGGCTTACGGATGGGGTAACCACGCTACAGCAGGATATGCCTTAGATAGTGCTGTCGTTAAACTGACAGGCAACCAAACGATAGCAGGAACTAAAACATTTAGCTCAACAATTACAGGATCTATCAGCGGTAATGCAGGTACTGTAACTAACGGAGTGGTGACTACAGGCTCATATAGTGATCCTACATGGATAACTTCTTTAGCGGGTAGCAAGATTACAGGAACCGTCGATGGTGGGACGTACTAATAACGTACTGACTTATTAAACAGGGAATTATGAAACATGCCAGCAACAATTAAGATTAAAAATAGCTCTACAACAGGGGCAGTACCTACATCAAGTGATTTAGTTCAAGGTGAGTTAGCTGTTAACGTCACTGACCTTGGCTTGTACACTGAGAACGCTTCAGGTACTGTCGTTAAGCTAAACGCTCCTTCCATTGATGATAAGAACACTGGAGCTACTAAGCGTCTGACTATTGACACCTCTGGAAACTTAGGTTTAGGTGTTACGCCTAGTGCTTGGGTATCTGGCGACACAGTTTTGCAAGTTAAGTCAGGGTCTGGTTCGGGTGCTTTATGGGGCCGTAGCAATTCATTGCGTATTGTTGGTAATACTTTTTTTGACGGTACAAATTACAAATATATTGCAAGCGACTATGCTTCTGTTATGATTTGTAATCCTGGCTCTGTTGGCGGGTTTAACTGGAACATTGCTGCTTCTGGTACGGCTGGCGCTAATGCCACCTTCACCCAAGCAATGACGCTTGATGCTAGTGGGAATTTGGGTATTGGTAGCACTTCTCCGGCTTCATATAGCAGCCTCGGTTATCGTCTTGTTGTAGGAGACGGTTCTGGGAACGAGGGAATCACAATAGCAACAGGAACAGGTGACAATGGGTCGTTGTTGTTTGCTGATGGGACTTCTGGCAGTGCTGCGTATATTGGATATATTCAATACGATCACAGCGTAGACGCAATGAAATTTGGCACAGGCGGAACAGAACGTGCCCGTATCGACTCCAGCGGTAACTTGCTGGTTAACAAAACAACAACTTCACAAAGCACCGCTGGAACGATTCTTTATGGTGGTGGCTCTAGCAATGCCGCATACTTTACTGGTGCTGGTGGTCAGGCTGTCTATGTCAACCGAGAAACTTCAGATGGCACAGTCATTGACATTCGCAGGGCGGCAAGCACAGTCGGGACTATTTCTGTAACGGCCTCTGCAACTGCCTACAACACCTCTTCCGACTATCGCTTGAAAGAATCCATCCAACCCATGACGGGTGCGTTGGCAAAGGTGCAAGCACTCAAGCCTGTCACTTACAAGTGGAAGGCTGATGGCTCCGATGGCGAGGGCTTCATTGCCCATGAGTTAGCTGAAGTCGTGCCTCAGTGCGTAACTGGCGAAAAAGACGCTGTGGACGCTGAAGGCAATCCTCAGTATCAAGGTATCGACACCAGCTTCTTGGTTGCAACTCTGACAGCCGCTTTGCAGGAGATGAAAGCAATAATTGATGACCAAGCTGCTCGCATTGCTGCATTGGAAGCAAAATGATAGAGATTTGGCATCCCTGCGCTGGCTATGAAACTCATTACGAGGTGAGCAATCATGGTAATGTTCGATCAATAGAAAGACTTGTAAGCCATGCTAAAGGCGGGTTGAAAAAATCACCATCAAAAGTTTTGCGACAAGGAAAAAGCAAATCAGGTTATATGCTTGTTAGCTTTTCTATTGATGGAATTAAGTCAAACCAAAGTGTTCATCGTCTTGTTGCTAGGGCTTTTCTTGAAAATCAATCCAATAAACCACAAGTCAATCATAAGAATGGCGTAAAAACAGATAATCGTCTTGAAAATCTTGAGTGGGTTACTGTGTCTGAAAACGGAATTCATGCTTATAGAACTTTGGGAATTTCAGCTTGGAATAAAGGCAAAACATTGCCAAAATTTAGCGATGAAAGAAAAACTCAAATAAGCGAAAGAATGAAAAATTGGCACAAAACAAAAAAATCAACATCTAACATCAGCGCATTGGAGCAAGCATGACCGCAATAACTTGGAAGATCGTAAACCTTGACAGATACACCTCTGACGGACTTGTGTATTGTGTTCATTGGGGTGCTTCAGCAACTGAGGATAGCAATGACCCTGAGAAGCCTTACAGCGCAGGTATTTACAACACACAAGCCCTAGAGCGTGGTGACTCATTCGTAAACTACGACACCCTGACTGAAGAAACAGTCCTTGGTTGGTTGTGGAGCAAGATTGACAAAGAAGCTGTGGAAGCTGCTCTAGAGGCTCAGATTGAGGCTCAGAAGGCCCCTGTGTCTGCTAATGGTTTGCCTTGGTCAGTGGAGGCCTAAACGTGACTGACCAGCAAGCAGAAACAGCAGCGGCTGTAATAACTAAGACTGCGCCTCCTGTAAGTGTATCGTTGGCTACAGTGGCTGGTTTTCAGGTAAGTGAGTTAGTACTTTGGGCTACATTAGTTTACACTGTAATTATGATTGGTCATAAAGTGTATCAAATATACTTAGATGTACAACAAACGCTTGACAAAAAGTAAAAATTAAGATAGGATAGTGCACATGGCAACTAAGAAACAGACAAACAAGATGGGTAAGGTTATGGGTGAGTACAAAGAAGGTACTCTCCATAGCGGTAAAGGCGGCCCTGTGGTTAAAAACCGTAAGCAAGCTATTGCTATTGCAATGTCAGAGGCTAACATGCCCATGCGTGGACAGCGTACAGCTAAGAACAAGGCTAAGAAAGCTAAATGAGATCAATTACCGTAGGTGGTAACTTAACAGCTAACACCGAAACAACAGTCTATACAGTTCCAACTGGCTATTACGCTAAGTGGAACTTGATGTACTTGTTGAACGGTACAGGGTCTACTAAAACAATCTCTGTCACTTGGCATGACTATAGCGCCAACACCAACATCAGTATTTTGAGCGATTACGGTCTTAGTTCTAAGAACTACTTTAAGCTTGATGGTGGAGCTTACATGGTCTTAGAAGCAGGAGACTACATTACCATGACTTCAGAAGCTGGCAGCACTATGTCTTATATCTGCACCTTTGAAGTTGAAAAGAAAGAGGGCCTATAAACTATGGCTACGCAACGAAGTGAGTACAACATTAAAGGCGTATTCTCGCCGGAGGCTCGATAATGGCTACGTATTTAGATACAGTTAATAATGTACTCCGTAGGCTACGTGAACCTACAGTGCAGAGCGTGGATGACACCCCTTACTCCTCTATGATTGGTGTTTTGGTTAATGATGCCAAGCGTGAGGTTGAGGACGCTACTGAGTGGAACTCTCTGTCATCTACTGTCACAGTCAACACAGTTGCTGGCACATACAACTACACTTTGACAGGTGCAGGTACTCGCTTCCGTGTGATTGACGTTGTTAACGACACAAGCAACACTGTGCTTCAGAACGCACCTACAAACTGGATGACACAACAGTTCCTGTTCTCAGCGGATACTGATCGTGGTTCTCCTATGTACTACAACTTCAACGGTGTAGACAATAACGGAGACACTCAGGTTGACTTGTATCAGCGTCCTTCAGGTGTGTTCACAATCCGTTTTAACTTGGTTGTCCCACAAGCTGAACTATCTACAAACACAACCCGTATCTTGGTTCCTGCTCACTTGGTAGCTTTGTTGGCTTACTCCAAGGCTATCGCTGAACGTGGTGAAGACGGTGGTAACTTGTCATCAGAAGCTTACACCATGTACAAACTTGCTTTGGCTAACGAAGTTGCTATTGAGCGTAATCGTTACTCTGAAGAGATGAACTGGACTGCTCCTTGATATGGCTGAAGAACTCGTAGGATCATCCATTGCAGCCCCCGGCTTTAAGGGGGTCAATACTCAAGATAGTTCTGTAACTCTTGAGTCAGGGTTTGCCACGATTGCTAATAACTGTGTGATTGATAAGTTTGGTCGTATTGGTGCTCGTAAAGGCTGGTTGGCTAAGAATACAACTAGCACTGACTTAGGTAGCAACCCTATCCAAGCCATCGGTGAGCTTATCGGTAACGACGGTACTAGCTACATCATTTGTGCAGGCAACAACAAGCTGTTCAAGCTCTCAGGTGGTACACTGACTACCTTGACATACGGCGGTGGCGGTACAGCCCCTACAATCACGACAAACAACTGGCAAATGGCTCCTTTAAATGGAGTACTTTACTTGTACCAAGGTGGTTACGACCCCTTAGTGTTTGATCCTGCTGTCTCTACAACCACCTTTAAGCGTGTTAACGAGAAGACTGGATCCCTTGGTACAGTGGCTCAGAATAACTGTGCTATCAGCGCCTTTGGTCGTATCTGGTCAGCTAATAACGCAACCTCTAAGTCTCTCATTCAGTTTAGCGACCTCTTGGCTGGACATATTGTGTCTACAGGTACTTCAGGTACTTTGGATGTCTCTGAGGTGTGGCCCAACGGTGCAGACGAAATCATTGCTCTGGCTGCCCACAACGGCTTCCTGTATGTCTTTGGTCGTCGTCAGATCCTAGTGTACAGAGATGCCGCTGATCCTGCTGCTATGTCTCTTTATGATACAGTATCAGGCATTGGTTGCTGTGCTAGAGACTCTGTGGCATTAACAGGCACTGACGTTTATTTCCTCTCTGATAGCGGTGTCCGTAGCCTTACACGTACTGTTCAAGAAAAGAGTGCTCCTTTCCGTGACATTAGCGCTAATGTGCGTGATGACTTAGTGGAGGATCTAAATGCTGAA